CCTCCTAATGTTATTCCATTGGGACAGAAAAACTATAAGTTTGATAAAGACGGTAATATTATCTTTGGTGCGCAGGCTCAAAATGGCCCTGTTAATCCAAGGTCAGGTGGAAATGCAACCGGAGGTTCTGGTGGAAGCGGAAGCGGAAATGGTACAGGATCCGGTGGAACTGATGCAGTAGTTGATGAAATATTTAACGATTTAGGACAGGACTTAAGAGACAGTGTTTTAGCAGCACAAGGATCTGGAAACGGATCGGGCTCAGGTGGAAACGGATCAGGTTCAGGTAATGGTAAAGGATTAACTGAAACCCAATTAAACAACTTATTAGATAACAAGTCAGGTGGAAGTGGCCGTGGAAATGGATCTGGAAACGGAACTGGTTCAGGTGGAAACGGATCTGGAACTGGAAATGGAACTGGAAATGGAACTGGATCTGGAAGAGGTACTGGAAATACAGCAACAAATACAGGTAACAACAATAATTCGGGATCAGCTCCATCGGGTAGTAATAATGCATCAGGAGTTTCTAACGACGGAGCACCTTGTAATTAATATTAAAGAATGGAATTAGAAAATCACATTTTAGCGGTTGTAGAACCGGCAATACTCCCAACGGAAATCAAGATGGACGCACTGGCTGAAGAATCTGGTGAGAACGTAGATAAACAATCAAAAGAGATTGGTGGGTTTGAACCATTTATTTTATGTAATGGTGTTCAAGTAACGTCAAATGAAATAGAAAGTGTTGCATTAGAATTAAAAGGGCAAATACCTAGATGTACTGTAAGTTTTGATGATTCACATGGTGCCTTTAAAGTAGACTCTATGCCAAGAGATGGTGACTTCTTTACAATTCTTTTAAACTCAAAACACCAAGAGACTTTTAAATCAGTCCACATGGATTTTGATATTACAGAAATTAAAACTGAAGCAGACAATGCTAATACACCAGGAGGTAGTATGATTACATTGAATGGTATTGCTAAAATACCTAGATTATTCGCAGAAGACTGCCAGGTATTAGATTCTGATACTTCTTTAAATCATTTAGAAACTATTGTTAGAGATTTAGAAATAGGTCTTGCTACAAATGTAGATTCTACTGATGATGCTCAGCCTAGAATACAAGCTTATGATTCTTATCTTACTTTTATTAAATCAATTGTACAAGACTCATATATTTCTGACGATTCTTTTGTTAAATTTTATATAGACCAATATTACTATTTAAATTTTATAGATATTAATAAGATCTTTAATTCACCTAGCCCAAAATTAGATGAAGTAATGACAGTATTAACTGGATTTGCAGAATCTGAAGGCAAGAAAGCGGGAAATGAAGATGCAACTGATTCTGATAATGTAGAAGTACCTCTATTGTTAACTAACCATAAAGACCTTTCAGGTTTAACCTGTTTTATTAATTCTTATGAACTAGTGAATAACTCATCTACAGTTAGTCTTAAGGCAGGGTATGCTAGAACGGCTCAGATATATGATAATAACTCTGATTCTGGAGATAGATTTCAAGAATTTACAATTGAGCCTTTAGTAACAGAAGAATTATCTGAACTTGATGAACCATTAAGAGGAAATAGAAAAGATGAGCGCTATAAAGATCAAGTTAAGTTTAAATACATGGGCAGACAAAACGCCGGTGATGATGGGCTAGGTAATACTCATTCTAATGCTATTTACACTAAACTACATGACGCTCAAAATAACATGGAAATAGAAAAGATGAAGTTAATAGTTGATGTAGTTGGCTTTAACCCATCCATATATAAGTTTTGTAAAATACCGGTAGTAATGTATCATTATGATGGAGTAAAAATAGAGGCTGAACAAAAAGCAGACCAAAAGAGAGAAGAGGCTGGTTTAACAGAAAGACCTCTAGGTGCTGGAAAGCCAGATGGTGATCAAAATGACTTGACTCAAATGATGGACAAATTTATTTCAGGCTATTATATAGTAGAGAATATTGATTACTTATACGATAAAGAAGAGGCTATTACAACTAAGCTAACTCTAATTAGAAGAGAATGGCCTAGTAGATCTGCTAATTTAGCAGAATAAAATAAAAGCTAGATAAATATAACATGGCTGAAAAAGATAACAGCAGAAATGCATTTAGAAAAGGAGCGAGAAGCGCTAAGATCCATGAAGATCCTACGTACTTGTCTTTTATGATTTTGTTTCACGCGAACGATCATTCGAGTGAGGCTCATTCGCCCCTATTAAATGGTGAAGCAGAGAGATATTTAAGGAATGTTGTTAGAACAGACTTGGGTGACATATATGCTAATAATTTAGCCACTTTTAATAGAGTATTACTAAAGGTTAACAGAGAATTGCCTTGGTTTTGGCAAGGGCTTAAAGGTGTTGAAAAGGCTATGACTTATGGCGATATGAAAGAGCCATGGAGAGGAAATGATAAACCACAACTAGAAATTGAATGTTTAGAAGAGAATGTTGAATTAACAGCAATAGGTCTTATGGAATTATACAAGAACTCTTGTTTTGATTTAGATCGATACGTAGAGATTGTTCCTAAAAACTTAAGAGAGTTCTCAATGGATATTTACTTTTCAGAAATAAGAACTTTTCAAAAAGATACAGATGCTAGAAACTTAGGAATTACAGATAACCCAGATTCTAGAATTAATTCATCAGGATCAGATGCTAAGACTGTAAAAGATATTCATCCAGTATTTAATTCAAACCTAGTCGGCATGGGTGCTGATTCTAGGCCTTTCGTGGCATTAAGATTTACACATTGTGAATTTGACATTGATTCTATTGCAGATTACTTTGCAGATATGAGTAGAAACCCAGAGGCTAAAAAACCCACTCTTAAAATAAAGTGGGGAACTTGTAGACCTCTTGGTGCAAGAATAGGTCCAAATATGTTTAATGAAAACAGAGACGCTGGACTAGTAACTACAGGGCAGCCTGTAAATGATGCTACTGATCCAAGCCAAATACCATTAAATACAGTTAGTCCTAATGCTCAACAGAATGTTAGCTCAATGGATTCATTAACTAATGTACATGATGCTTCTGATCCTAGGGCACAATCTGTAACTGAAAGAAAAAGAATTGGACTTAAAGATCTAGCAAAAGATACAATAGGTAGTATTAAAGATGATATTCAAGATACTGCAGCAGGTTTAGTAGCTGGAGTAACAAATGCTATTGATAGTTTTAGCCTACAACCAAATGGAATTGGTAATGTACATGGTACACAAATCGGTGGTTTTGCAGGTAATCTATTAGATAGTGCCGTTGGTAATTTAAAAGGCAAATTATTATTAGATAATGTACATGGTGCTGGTGGATTAGGTAGTATACAAGATGCTATTAATGGCGGTCTAATTAATGCCGTTGGTAATTTAATCCAAGGCCAACTTAATAGCGGTGGAAGTGCTGCAAGTGCATTTGCAAGCGGTGGCGGCGGTTCTGGCGTTGGTGATAGAATACATGAATTTGCAATCGATAGTACACCAGATGGTAACTTAAACGCTAATGTAAACGATCCAATTGCTCAAAAACAAGCAGGTCCATTAAATGATAATGTACACGGAGGTGTTAATACAGGAATAGACTCAACACCAGACGGTAACTTAAACAGCAATATACATGAATGATAAAGAACTTTTCAAAGATAATATTCGAGAAACACATTGGCTCGGAGAAGTAGTTATCAATGAAGATCCACTACTACAGGGTAGAGTGCGTGTAAAAGTTTTCGGTAAATTTGATAAATTAACAGATGACGCTATTCCATGGGCAACTCCTATGAATAGGGATCAGGTTGGTGCGCATGCAGTTCCTAGAGTTGGAGATGTTGTTGCAGTTAGATTTGATAACGGTAACATTTATCACCCAGAATACTGGTTTCAAGTAGATCAAAACGAAGACTTAAAGGGAGACATCTTAGAGGCATCTGATGCACCGCATGATGTAATTAGTTTAGTCTACGATGCAGAACGTAACGTAAGAATTTACCACTCACCAGAAGATGGCCTAGTCATTACAAGAGGCGAGGGTAAAAAAGAAAGACCTATCATTCAATTAGACGAAGAAGGCATTATTAAGATCTCAACTGATAATAAGATCTTTATGGATTGTGGAGATATATTTGTATCTAATACAGGGGAAGGCGGAGCAGATGAAACTGAACCGGCGGTAAGAGGTCAATCTCTACAAGATTGGTTACAAGCCCTATTAGATGATTACAATGCACATATCCATCCAACAGGAGTTGGACCATCAGGTCCACCAATGCCACCAACACCGGCAACTGTTGCAAAATTATCTAGCACACATATTAAGTATCAACAAAAGAATAAATAACTATGCCTGCACTGTGGCCCAAATTTATTCCTGAACTCGCTAATACAATAATGAGTCAGCAGTTTACTAAACCAGGTGGAGCGATACTTTCATATCCACTGCCAAAGGTTGGAACTGATCAAGTGCCTATATTTCCCCCATCCGGAGACTTAATAAAATCTATTGCTCCTGGAAATCCTATCAATGGACAATTAACTACGAATCCTGCAGGGATGATAAACGCTATTAATCTTGCACCACTAAGTGGACGTTATGATTTTGGTAAAGCAGTTGCTCAACATTATATTGATGCAGTAAAAGGAGCACCAAAAGCTCAAACTCCTTTCGGAGCGTTCCATGCTAATAATGGTCTTGCTGAATTAATATTAAAAGAGGGTTATGGTATTGCGTTCGAGCGATTATTAAAAGAGGGAGATATACCTCTAATGGACCAATATGATGAAGATGGTAATCTAACAGAAATGGGTAAAGAATCTCATCCTGCATACGCTGACTTTTGTCCAGATGTTGATGCTCCGCCAGATGAAGAGGAGTTAGCAGAAATGAGAAAGAAGAATGATTTAGCATTTAATAAGTTTGTTGATTCTAAAAAAACAGAATATAATTTACATAAGTTTAGATTCTTTCAATTCCCATGTCTTTTAGGCGGAGAGTCTCAATCAGATCTAGAAAAGATATTTGCATCTAGACTTTTACAACAGTTTGAAAGAATTACAAATAGAACTACTAAGTGGGAATTCTATATCTGGGTAGCATGTCTTGGTAAAGAAAATTATAGCAACTCTAGTGGTTTTGGAGGCGGGTGGTCAGGTATGCCTTATCCAAATATAAACACACAGGCAAGAACAGATATTAATGCTGCCGGATATGATTGGAGAAAACTAGCAGATAATGTAAGTAAGTTAGTTACTGATGCTATTTTAGAAGTACATCCTGAAAGAGAAACTAATACATCGATGTTTTTTAACACCTCTGTTTTAAAGAGGAGAATTAAAGCCGATCCTTCCGGACCAATTACATTACCACATAATTTAGAATGTCCACTAAATGAATATAAGATACAAGTACCTTATGATTTTGAACATAGCCCACCGGAAAACCCAAGTGCTAGACCGAAAGTTTTAACATCAAATGTTGTGGCTACTTTTAGCTGGTACCCAAATAAAAGGACTGGTTCATTTAGTATAAGTAATGCAAATGATCCCCCGATAATCACGAATGCGCCAAAATTTACTAAGACTGAGAATTGGGTAAAATCAAAATATGAAAACGATGAGTGGAAAAACCATTGGAGAAAAGTGCCTGCAAATAAACTAGCGGCGGCTGCTCAAAAGCCAGATGCGCAAGCAGCATTTTTTGAAATTGATCCTAAGCCAGAAGGTACTCTATTTAAATTTGAATATCATAAAGCTAAATGTGCTAAAGAGGCAGCGGCAGCATGTGAAGAAGATGCGGCAGCAGTCGATCACCCATTTGAACCAAGTGGCACTACGCCTGGTGGTAAATCTTTTAGTGGAGATCCGTATGAAATGATGGCAAAAGTAACAATAGCTTATTGGTATGCTTGTATTGTTAAACCATTCGGTCCAATGCCAGCAGCTCTACCAGCAATGATTAACGCTCCATTAGGAGGTTTATACATTCCAATCTATTATGGAAGTGCAAATAGACTTGCTAACAATTTAAGAAAGGCATGGAATACCGGTAAAGTCTTTAATAAAGTACCTATGACTCAACCGCCAGCATTTGCAACATCCACAGCAGTTGCAGGAGCTTATGCCCTGCATCTACTTGAATTTAAACTATTATATCTTGGTGGTATTCCAACACCAGTCGGTCCAGTGCCGATGGTTGGTTTTGTACCGGTGGTATTTTAACCCCAGTCTTTTTCGAAGGTATACCAATGGTCTGCAGACGCACAGTCCCTACAAGCATCGGCAACAAGTGTTACCTTATCTTTCATTGTTAACATCGGTAGAATGGCTCCTACGTGCATCTCGATTAACTCACTTGTCGGGAGATATTCAGCCACGTGTCCTGCTATTCCAGTAATAAGTCGGTATGCATTATCTTCTACAGAATTAAATCTAGTACCTTGGTGATAATCCACATTAGGATCTGTAGTTGCTAGTTCCCATAGTTTTTCAATACCGATAAGATCTCTAACTTCTTGACAAATTCCTTGGATTGCATCCTTGTGTTTAAGAACTGCCTGGTAACCGGAGCCACCGACTCCATTACATGTTACTTCATTTACATTAAATTTACTCATATTTTTTTGTTTTTAATTACAGTACTAATATACGAAAAATAATTGACATAAAAAAATCTAGAGGCAATTATTTTGCAGTAACTAGCAAAGTTTTTTTAGCCTTGATGTGTTTACAATCTCCTCTAAAGAAATTCATTGCCGGGCAATTACAACCCCATGCTCCATTTGCCTCAGTAACTTCATAGAATTTACCAGGTTTAGAAGACTCTACTTTCCACGTCTTAGCTTTAACTTTAGCTTTAGTAACTACGGGTGTTGGTTTTGGTTTTACTATTTTAGCACTCTTGTCAAATTTGATTTGATCTCTAGTAGTTCCTTTAGGTATTGGATGCCATCCTGGACAGACATAAGATTTATCCATTAGATTTACTATCGCGAATACGTCACCGTAACAGTGATCTTGCGGGAATGTATATGTTTTATCTGACATAGTTTGTTTTTAATTACAGTACTAATATACGAAAAATAATTGACATAAAAAAATTATTTGGTATTTATTTTGTAAGAAAAGCCAACTCTTTTGAGCTAGATAAATAACTTATATGAAAACACCTATTATTAAGTACAGTGATAAATTTTTAAACAGCATCAGCTGGTTTATGAAAGTTGGTGGTATTACTCTTTGGCCGTTTGTCGTTTTAAGAGAACGATATAATGTACCGAATGCTGATTATGGTAAGAGAATTGTTAATCACGAATCGATCCACATTAAGCAACAAGAAGAATTATTAGTTATACCATTTTATATTTTGTATATTATTGAGTGGTTTATTAAGCTATTCTTTTATGGCAAAGATGCATACTATAATATCTCGTTTGAAAGAGAGGCTTATAGCAATGAATATGATTATGAATACCTTGAAAATAGGAAAAAGTACGCATGGATAAAACGTGTGGTTAAGTAGATATATAATATGTTAATACCTTTTAAATAAAAAATAAATGTCAGACAAAAAAAGACGAAGAATTAATTCTTCAGCCCCAGAGGCAAACACAGTAGAACTAGTTCAAACAGTTCAAAACCCAAACAACCAGGAAGAAGTAAAAATAGAAACAAAGATCGAAGATGACGGTCCGGACTATTTACTACCAGATGGAGAATTCGATTGGAACGCGTACGAGGCAACCTGCCCAACAAGAACGCGAAAAGCAAATCCACATATTAAAACCAAAAACGGAGATAAAGTATTCTCTCGTGAGTCTTATGCTCAAGAGTTATATGATCTCATGGAAGGTACTAATGCATGTGACATCATACCTCAATTATTTATAGGTGAGATTCATGAAGGTATCATTTATGCAGTGGACCAAGAATATATCACGGTAGATATTAAATATAGAGAGTTAGTCTATATTAAAGCTAATAAGGAATCAGATGAGGTTAGGCAAATGCTCCCAGGGCAAGAAACTGCAGTTTTAATTACAGAAACTAAAGGTACATTAACTGGTACTATTACTGGTGGTGTAAAACATAAAACATTCATGGATCTTAGAGCTGCGATCGACGAAGGCAATACTGCTTGGATCGGTACAGTAAATAACATGATTGAAAATGGTGGTTATATTGTAAAAGTACAAGGCGTAGATTGCTTTATGCCAGGATCACTTGCAGGTATTAATAAATTATCAGACTTTAGTTCTATCGTTGGAGAAGAATTATATGTTGTTCCAGTAAGTTTCTCACCAGATAGAGGTACGTTAGTGGTTTCACATAGAAAATATTTACAAGCTCTAATACCGAGTCAAATTAATGAATTAAAAGAAACTCTTGATGAACCTAAATCCGGTTTAGTTACAGGTACTGCAAAATATGGAGTATTTGTTGAATTCAATAAATGTTTAACTGGTATGATTCATACAAATGAACTTGATGAAGCAACATCTGCAAGATTTAAATCTAGAGACATTAAGCCAGGGGAGCCAATTGAATTCTTTGTAAAAGATATTATTACTAATAATAAAATTACATTAACTCAAAAGGAAACTACTACAGCTAATCCATGGATCAATATATCAACTAGGTATCAAATACCTTCGGTTATTAAGGCTAAAATTAAGACTAAAAAAGAATATGGAGTCTTTGTAAATATTGAAGATGGTGTAACTGGGTTACTGCATGTAAGTGAATTACCTGGTGATACATTAGATAACTATATGGTTGGTGATGAGATCGAAGTACAAATTACTAGGATTGATGAGGACTCCATGAAGGTGTTTCTTAAACTACCCCAATAACTATTGCCACGGAGTTTGATATATATTGAAAAGTAATATCATACTCTTAATTAATGCAAAAGTTAAAAAGTAATTCAACAAGGCACGAAGTACTGAATGCCAGTCAAATGGGAATCGAATTTGAGTTCTATTCTAACCTAGAACTTGAAGAGACGCAAAAGTCTGTATCTAAACTATTAAATAGAAAGATACAACTAGAAGAAAAAGCCCATTCTGACTTTGTACCATCTGCAGATGTGTTTAAGATGGAACCAGATATGTCTGGTGGCGCAGGACTAATTGAACTTGTGACTGGCCCGATGCCTTATAGGAGTGCCAGATTAGTTATTATTCAAATGTTAGGGTGGATTCGTGAAAACGGGTACACATCTGATCGAGCATCGATCCACCTTAATATGTCCTTTAATCCTGATTATTTAGAAAAACCAAATATGATACAACACATGGACGTGTTGAAATTTATACTTGAGTTTGATGAATCTAGGGTATATAAGTATTTCCCTGGCAGAGAGAATTCTACTTATGCAAAATCTATTAAATGGATAATGCCTAAACATGAAGCCTTTTATTACAACGCAGATTTAATTAATAAGGATAACTTTACATTTGCCAACACTAAATATTATGGTATTAACTTTGAAAAGGCTCAAAGTAATTATTTAGAATTTAGATATATTGGTGGTAAAGATTATGAAAAGAAACAAGAGGATATTCTAACGTTAGCCGATAGATTTATATTAGCAATATTTAGATCTTGTAGAGATCCTAGGTTTACAGATGCTAATAAAATAGAGTTACAACGTATTTTAAGAAAGAACGAACCCCTAATGGCGATGTTAAAAGACTATACCGCCGTAAATAAGCATTGGCCTAAGATAGATATATTAGTAGATTTACAATCAGATCCTACGGTAATTAACGTACAATGGGATAGATTTAAACATAAAGTATTAGATTTACTATCAAACGGTACAATGGAAGAGGGAATTATTAACTACGATTCAGATTATTCTACAGTTCAAGTTAAAGATGGCAGGTTTAAAACTGCATATTTATTAGATGGTTTTGAATTTATAGACTGTGAACTATCAGGTAATATTGAAAACTCAGCAATATATGGAGGGGATATAAAAGGAGCACAAGTCCTAAGATCTCAAATATATAAAGGATGTGCAGTTATAGATTCTAAAATAGAATCTTGTTTTGTGCATGGTAGTGTAGAAGTTAAAAACTGTTTTGTTTTTGGAAGAGATGGTATCTTTAAAGGCAGAATGGAAGGAGGCATCTTTAGAGAAGGCGGTATGGGACCTCATGCCAGAATCTCAGATGAAACCGAAGTTGTGGTAAGTAAAAAAATAAAATCATAAAATGAGTGAAATTAGAAGCGGCAATGAAAATAACTTAAACGTTGGAAGAAGTTTCGGCGATGGTTGTTTAAACGCATTTTTACAAGAGCTTGGTGATGAGCTAACTGGAGCATGTATGGTCCCAGTAAATTTACCACAGAGAGAAATAGTGAATATTATTAAAAGAGCTAAGAAATGGTTCTATAAACAATATGAAGATTCTGTACTAGAAAATTATTATCATATACCAAATGCTGTGTTTAGCAGTGAATATTTTAAAAAGAATAGAACATTAAATTTACCTGGAGCAAGTGAAGATGGATCTGGGTCTGTATTTTCAGTATTTGGAGTACACGATATTGCATCTGGTTTTGGTTCAACCGGTGGTGGATTAGATGTTAGATTTCAAAGCGGTGGAGACTTTGCAGTAGAGAAGATGTTATTCAGAGGAATGTACGACGGATCTGGAGCAGCAGAATCTGCAGAAGAATTAGAATATTATGTACTAAATCAGTCTTTAGCAGATATGGCTAGACAGATTTTAGAAAACCCAATTTCTTTTCAATACTCTAGACTGACTGGAGAGCTAAAGATAATGGGAGATACTCCGAAGGGAGATCTGATACTTGATGTGTACGAAACGATTCCGGATTGTGCACTATTTGACGACGAAATCTTTTTTAGATATTGTTCTGCTAAGATTAAGCAATCACTAGGCGCTAAGCTTGGTATTTTTAAGTTTGCATTACCTGGTAATGTGGAATTCGACTACGACGCAATAAAAGACATGGGAGACACCGAATTAGAGTCAATTATTGAGGAGATAAAGGGAGACGAAGGAGTGGACTGGATGTTTCACTCATAAAAAGTAGAATACATATATAAATGGATTTTTATATAAAATACATAGGAGACCCTAATTATCAAACTGGCATTGTTCAAAACGTAAGTGAAGTTGAACAGTTACTAGCTCAGATAGAAACAGTTCTTTTCACAAGAAAGAGAGATGTTTTAGGTGCTCCAGGATTTGGTTGTAACTTAGAAGATATTGTATATAGTTTAGGTCAAAATGAATTTCAAATTAAAAATGAAATACAGGGGCAATTAGCTAACCACGTACCTCTTGCTAGTAAGTATAGAGTTAGTGTAAGCGTTAAGTTTATGCGAGGTGAAGTTAGGGATGTTGCGTTCATTGATATTACTGTTAACAACGAGTATATAATCAAAGTAAATTTAAGATAAATAACTAATGGCAGAATTAAAATTTTTAAGCACACTAAAAATATCGGCTAATCAAATCAAGACCGATGCTCGAACATATATCTCGAGGGTATATAAACGTGCAAACACTTTATTTAGTGAAGCGTCGCCATTTGCTCAGATTATCTCTGTTATGGCAGAGCTCGGTGAATTAATAATGTTCTATATAGAAGACTCTTTAGTAGAACAAAACATATACACTGCTCAGCAGCCAGAATCTATATATGGTTTATCAAGGCTAACAGGACATGATGCGACTAGAGGCTTTGCAGCAACCGGTGAGATAGAGTTTAGATGGAAAGTTGGAGCAGATCTTAGTAAGGTTGCAGGTACTGGATTAAATATTGATGCCAGATCAGAATTACAATGTGAATTAAATGGATTAACTTATACTTTACTATCTTCACAAGAAAAATTCAGATTAGAAAAGGCTAATAAGTATAACATAAAATGTGCAATCATTCAAGGTAAATTTGAAAAGCAAACCTTTACTGGAACTGGAGAATCAATGCAATCATATAATATACAAACAAGCTCTTTAACAGATCATTCTAAAGTTAGTGTTTCTATAAACGGTGAAAAATGGACGAAGCATGATTCTATGTACGATCTATTAAATAACGAAAAAGCATATATTCTTAAAACAGGTATTTCCGGTGGCCTTGATGTTTATTTTGGAACTGGTAATTTTGGAGCACTGCCTCCAGCTGGATCTGCAATAGAAATTGAATACATTAAACATGCTGGATTTCAAGGTAATTTAGATGATGCACAAGACATCACATTTAAATGGGATGCAGAAGGATCGGATTCTAACGGTGATGAGTTTGATTTAAATGAATATTTAGAAATGACTGTAACATCATCTCCTAAAATGGGAGCTGATAAAGAGTCAACTGATTTTACAAAGTTAATGGCCCCTTTGGCGTCAAAATCATACGTTCTAGCGACACCTGATAACTATGAGTATTTCCTATCAAGATATGGAATGTTCTCGTATGTGGATGCTTACAACACGACTGCGGATCAATATTTAGATGATGATAACGTAATTTATATTTTTGCTATCCCCGATGCTAGAAGAAAGTTATTAGCAGATCAAGATTATTTCTCAATACCAATGAATGAAATGTTTTTTGATCAGAATGAATATGACAAAATGTCACAAGTAATTCAGGATAGTGGACAACAAATGGTTACGACTGAAGTAGTATTTGTAAAACCACAGGTTAGAAAATATAGTATGGATATTAATATTAGATATTTTGAAGGATATACTAAACAAGAAATATTCGCTGATGTTAGAGTAGCAGTAAGTGATTATATGCTTAATATTACAAGAAGAGATAAATTGCCTAAATCAGATATAGTGTATATCCTAGAATCGATTGATGGTATTGATGCAGTAAATGTGAGATTTATATCTGAAACAGAAGAGACTGCAAGAAGATTAGGCTATTATGAGTCTAAGACTGTTACTGTTGTACCACAAGAACCTGTAGTTCTAGAAGAGATAGGTAATGGTAAACAAAAATATATTTTCTTTAAACAAATAGAAGAGGTTAAGACCGTAACGGTTGATGCGACTACTGCAATTCCGTATACTGTAGCTGGATTAGATGAGTGGGGTGATATTATTATGGAAAAGGAAGAAGTTGCAGTCTTTAGAGGCGGATGGCAAGACCGAGATGGTGATCAAATCGTTGACGAGGCTTTAATGAATGCAGAAGCTGCACTTTCAGTTAATTTTGACGCAGTAGCTGTACCTAGAACTATTTACACTAGAGTACAGGCTGGAAATAGAAAATCCTTAAAATAATGTTATTTAAAGATCTATTAGTATACAAGCGTAAAAGGCTATATAAAATAGCTAAGCATAGAAAGGATGAAAATCTTAATGTCAAATATGACTATAAGAAGCATGGTTTATTAAAGAATCAAGTATCGCCGCATATCATGAGAAATCAAACAATGAGAGAATTTCTTTTATTTGTTAATGATTATATGGTTGCGTTGTTAGATCAGGTTAGATACTTAAAGAATTTTGGTAATTTTACGGTAGAAAAAGACGAAGAAAGAACTAGATAATATGTGGAATAATTTAAGATTTTTTAATGGTACTATTTCAGAGCTACAGTTAGTTCAAGACGAAAATAATGTCTGGGCAGGAACTGTATACTTACCTGAAGTATCTGCATCGTTATATGAGACAGTCAATCTTTTTATTTTAGAGGAATGTATTCAAAATAGCGATTTAGTTGTTAATAAACCTTTGTCGCCAGATAATATAATTAATACCTTTAAATTTTCATGGGAATTAACGAGACCTGATGAATCTGAAGATGTTATTATGTATGGCATGAGAATGAACAATGGTTCAGCGTTTGTTAAAGAAATTAAAACTCAAGAATTAGAATTAGCACCTAATAGTAATATTGAATCCCAGGATGCTGATTTCTTTAAAACTATAACCGATCATGATAATGTTGCTTTACAAGTAAATATCGCAATTGCATCTGAAAACCCAGGTATTCATAAGAGGACTTTATTAGTTACTGCAGGGGATGTTGTGGTTGCTAGAATTAAATTTTATGGTGAAGTAGAAACAGAAGATGATAGATTTAAAGTATTGCTTGCTAACTTAGGAGCATCTTTAGAAGCTGAAGACTTTATGATATTTAAGTCTCATGATATTTCTGAAATGCACCCTGATTATCAACTATTAAACCAAAAGAGAAAGGAACTATTATTAGAACTTAATAATATTAAACCTTTTGTTGGTACATATAAAGCAATCTTAAATGCGATTGATTTCTTTGGCTATGATAAAATTACACTTAAAGAATATTGGATTAACATAGATAACGCATCGAAAACTTTCGGTAAGTTACATGCAATTCCAGTACCTAACTCATCTGTTAGGGGTGAAATGACTAGAAAGAGACTAAGATTTAAAGTACCTTCTAAAACACAAAAGAAAACTAGTAGGTTCTCATTAGTTTACAGACTAAACGAACCGAATGGAACTTTCGATCAGTGGGATTTTGCTAATGTTGATGAAGTCTTTGATTTCACACCAGAAGAAGTCCTAATCAAATTATATGGTTTAAAGAATAGATTACAAAGAGATTTTTTACCCCTCGAATCTAAAATCGTAGACATTACAGGAGAAGGCGACTATTTCACTCAGAAGAATATGAACATGTGGAAGATTCAAAATCCAATTGGATTCTTCTCAGAGGGACATAGGGTTAAATTTGATGTATGGCCAAGAGATAGAGATCTTTTTATTGAAGATACTTCAGTTGTTTTAAAATCTACATTAGATCAAAACGATGCTGCTAGTAATTACGATGAATTCTTAACGTTAGGAATTGGTAATGAGTCTACTATATCAAATAAGAAAAGATCTGAAATAAAAAACATCTTTGAAGATTTTTATGGATCATACCACGATAGAACTTTAGAATCGTATAACCAAAACTTTTCAAATACTAATATACCGATAGGCTGTCCTGTTATTCTAGATTCTACTGAATCTTGGGATGATATTTGGGACGAGGCTACTTTTGTATGGGACGATGCAGTTGATGCTAATCAAAACTTAAAAGTAACTTGGAATAATTGGTATAAAAGATGGGTATATGAAATTGAATGGATTATTGATGGGCCAAATGATTTTCATCAAGAGTACAGAGGTCCGGTTGATTATATAGATGATAATGGACTTGCAGCAGATGACTATAAAAGATTACCGATTACTTTACCATACGTTGGAAACTACACGGTAGAGATGCGAATGTACGATCTATTTGGTCACATGTCATTCTATAAAAAATCAGATCTTTTTGAAGTTAAAGCAAAGGAATTAGAGTTATACGGAGTCTATAAATGGTTAGAAACTGATGCGAAGGGCAATGCAATTCCATGGAATTCTAAAACATTAGACTGGGACCTATCAGGTGGCTACTGGGATATGCCACAAGACAATACCCAAAAGGTAGAAGATACTATTGCAACTTTATACCAAACCTTAGACAGGGCAAACTATTTACATAATGATACAATAGACCAGGGTTTAAGATTTTCAATGGTAAGAAGACATAAAGATCTATTCTCAGATACAGGTTATTCTGAAACTACAGGCCCTTATCAATGGGACGAATGCAGATTTAGATGGAAAGATACTGAACATAACTGGTGGGACAATTTAAGAGTTGGTCCGGATTTAACAGCATCTTTTAAAATAGACTGGATTGAAAACGGAGATATACTTACAATTACTCACAAAAACCCTACAACAAACGTAGTTAGAACAGGAACACATGTAATCATGTCTCCGACACCAGCTGGCGTAAATGATACAGATGGTTGGAAATTAATAGCGAATGAATTAGAGGCATCGATAGATCCTGTAATTTCAAAGTTTAATTACAATCCTGTATTTAAAGATATAGATTCTGATAATGATATAGATTCATTAGATCAGTTCTACTATATTTTATGTACTGGGCAAGAATATTCTAAAAACTATGATTTTGAAACAGTAGCAATAGATACTGATTCAAATATTTCTGCGGTAAGTGGCGAGGTGCATGTAGTCCACTATAATCCGACATGGGATAACTTAAAAGTATTTAAAGACTATGCCGTGGTCGAAAGATCTACGCATTTGACTATATCAACTGACATTTCTAAGTTTCCTGGTGCTAGAAAACCAAAATGGACTATCACCAATATAACTAACCCAGAAATTAATGATATATACTATAATAATATGTGGCTTACTTACATTTTTCAAGAACCGGGAGATTACTCGATTCAACTGGAAGCAGAAGACACGTATGGAAATAAGAACGTTGTAAAACGCAACATGTTAAAAGTAAAATAAATATAAAATGGCAAACATTACTGAAATTTTAGGTACAGACTCGGTTTCATCAACAAGACCCGTTATTAATAGTAACTTTGAATTGTTAAATGACGAATTGGCGTCTGTAACAGCATTATTAAACCCTGTGACTGGAGTCTTAAGCGGTTTAACATCTGCTACATCACAACAACTAAGCGTAGTTGATGGTACAACACTATTCGTTGTAAATTCATCTGGCGCTCAATTTGGTACAGCTGCAGCATTTACTAGCTCTGCGACATTTGGTGGTTCAATCATCAAATCAGGAGCATCTGGATCTGCAACTAACGGAACTGGCCAGTCAACACCTTCTAGTTTAAATAAGAGTACTTACTTTATTGATGAAGGCTTTCAACTTCCGGTTGGAGTTGACGGACAAGAAGTTACACTTATTAATGTAGCGAGTGCTTTAGTAGCAATCTCTGCTGGAACTGGTGCAACTCTTGGTGCAGCTACAATTGCGCTAAACAATGCAAATTCAACTATAACACTTAGAAGCTTTAACTCTAAATGGTATATTATTGGTTCGCATAACGCAACAATATCGTAAATTAAACAAAAACCAAACTGTAGATGGCAACTCCGTTAGTTAGAATACCACAGCCGCAAGGTGGCACAATGTATGCTTTTGCTTCATCAGCAAGAGATATTACCAGAGCGTTTAACAGTGCTGATATTAATTTTGAGTTTAGTAAATATGCTTTACTAGACTTACCTGATTTTACACAATCTGTTAATAATGAAAATTCAATTAATTTTGGATTAAATCTGAAGCAACCTTCTGGTCAGCCTTATGTGGCTGGCATGCCGAATGTGGATTTCGCACAAACATTTCAAAACTATGCATTAAATTTAGAAGAGCTTCTTTTAAATGATGATGATTATGACCCGATTATTTTAGCATCTGATGCTGAAAAGATCTTTTTTAAGTGGTTATCAGCATTAGGTGCAATAGATTTTAGACCGTCGGATTCTAATGAATCTTCGACTGGTGCTTATGCGGAGAATGACAACGCAATTTTAGGGGGATCAAATTATGATAGAGTGGTAAAGTATTTAGGTAGCATCGACGCAGAGAATGACGTTGCATACCAGGGAAATACATATCATGAAGTTTATATTAACGTACCAACATCGGTAGGTTATACTCCTCAAGTCTTATTTAAGCCTACTGACTATAATACAACAGCAACTAAATTATTTCCTAGCGATGTAAATGCTGTAAATATAGAGGGTAGAGAGGGACAAACACACCCAGATCCTAATATTGACTTATTGCCAGTTGTAGATCAATGGACTGCTAATTCAGGTCCATTTTATGATGTGCAAACAAATGCTACAAATTCTGTACAAATAGATTGGGACACTGCTTCTTATGAGCAGATTCAAAATAATCCTGACGTTAAATCGTTATTGGATTATGCCAAAACTGGACAACAGTTCAGATTTAATGCCGTTTTAGTATACTATGATTTATATAGCTCTTCTGTACCTGCTAATAGATCTACAAATTTATATGGTATCTTAATATTAGATGATATTACAGATTCTCCAGGACCTGGTTCAAAGATACATGAACAAATTAAATTTAAGCCTAACGAAGTAACAGGCCTAAATGGTAATGCATATTCTTTAAAGTTAAATCTTAAATTCAATTCATCTCTTGATAACGTAGGTGTTGAGACTAGTGTGAATGATTTCACTACATTCTCTATGGATTTATTCATGGACACTACTACAGCGCTTGAGAACGCGACTGATCTACTATTACAAGCTAATAATAGATATGGTGCACTTGCAGATAGATTTACTAATTTAGAAAATGTAATTTTAGGAACAGCTCAAGCTGCTCAACTAGAAACAAGAATAAAAGAATTAGAAGATGACTTTACTGCGTCTTCATTACAGTTACAAGATTCAAATGCGCTATTAAGTTTAATTAATAATGCACATGAAAAAATTAATCAACTAATAGACGGTACAATCCCAGTAGAATTACAATATAACACAGATGTAATATTCTCAGGTAAAGGTACTACAGTTGATAAATCAATCGCTGGTAAAATTAAAATTAATAACGAGGTTGAAGGTTATGTAGTATCTGATTTATACAAATGGGATATTGCTTCTAAAATTACAACAGGAGTTTTAAATTCATCAAGCTTATTCGATAATTCACAGGCTAATCAATACGGAGTATGGGCTAAATTAAACCTTTACACTAATAGATTAAGTCTGAATAACATATTAAATAACGAGTCACTAAATAGTAGCCTAGATATATACATTGATGATTCCACTAACGGGTGGAAGAAAGGTCAAGTATTTAAAATAGCGATAGATACTATTGATGTAAATGGTAACAACATAAAGGTTTTAACTAACAAATCTGGAGGTTGGCAAAATATCGCAGACATCGACCCATCACAGTTAATAACGACTAAACCTTACATTGAATTGGTTTGTATAGATCCAATAAACTATGTATTTGAAGTAGATATTTTAAGATAATATGAACACTAACAATTCCATATCTAATTCCTTAAAGAAGCTTTTAGAAATTAATACTAATTCTCTAAAGACATTTGAAAGAATCAACGAAGCAGTAACTACTAATGCGAAATCTATTCCATTAGAAATACTGACCGACGAGGGTACTAAAATAGTATCAATTCCTGGGTTTGGTTATATGAAACAAGAATTACTAAGATTAGATAATAATCTTAAAGCACTTGCTGGATTAGGAAAAGGTAGCACTAAAGTAAAATTACCAGATGGTACTTTTCAAAATATTATTACAACTTCATTAAAGACTCCTGCTAATGATATTACTACATTAGCTAGACCTACTTCATTTGCATCTAAAGCAAACTATTTTGCTGAAGACTTTTTAAACCCAATGTTAACTACATCTATTGATGTAAGCGGTCAAATACCAAATGATACAGAAAGGATTCTTGTTAAAAGAATTTTATTCGATGGAACAAATCAAGTTGCTGTAGATTTCTTTAACGAGAATTACAGAGACCAGGATGGCATCGATTACTTAACGGCAATTAGAGATATTGTCAATAATAATATAGCATATACTCTTGACGAAGAATTAAGAGATATGCCTTATAGAACTACACAATATACTGGAAAGTTTGACGTTCTATCAATTTCAAATTCTAAGAGAGAAGTTATTGAAGCTGGTGTAACTAAAAAACAGGCTATAAAATTATACACATTAGATAGCTTAACTTATTCAGATAATAATAAAGACTTAGACTCTACTGAATTACTTCGCGTAGGAGATCAATTGATGGTCACTGGCGGTTCTAAAAACACTAGATATGTAATTGACAGGCTGGATTCTTCGTCTAGACAGGTTGAGCTTAGATTAGTCGAAGGCTATGAAGCTATTAAAATTGGAGCAGGTACTTTATCTTTATCAATCTACAAGACTGAAGATAACAATTTAAGTATTGAAGTTCCTGTAGGATTTGATGAAAGAATCTTAATGTTTGTAAAAGCAGTTGATGCTGAATCAAAAATCTTAGCTGAGAAATGGTCGCCAGGTGCTGGATTCTATTCAAACGATTTAGAAGTATTACAAGAAGATGGTAGTATTATTTTCTTATCAGAATTCTATAAAGAGAACGTAGCTGACTTTGGTAAGTTTATTACTTCTATTAAAGAAGATAACATTCCTCCGGCAACAGTTGGTGTTACACCAGATGCTCCGGAATTAAATGGAGAGAACTTTAAAGTAGTTCAAATCAATAAACATTTAACTGAAAATGATGCGGCTGATAAAATTAAGAAATTATCTGCTGATAAAATATCTGTACAAGAGGCTATTAAAAAGCTAGACGAAACGATTACTAAAAAGAGATCGGTTATTGCTAGTACTAAATATGCTTCTCAAGTACAAAAAGATAAAGATAAAAATGAGTTAATAGCTTTAATAGAAGAAAGAGCTTCTGAGGCAAAATTATATAACTCGATTGTAACACAAATACAAGCGTTATCTTCTTCTTCAAATGCAAAGAATATAAACCCTAAATATAGAGTTAGAGGTTTTTGGAAAGTGCCTACTGCAAAACAAGTTGCTGATACGTTAGATCAAGAAGTTGTACAATTTATTATACAATATAGATACCTATCAACATCCGGTAAAGCTGCAGAAGCTGCTCAATTAAAGTTTACTGTTGATGGTAGAGATAAATCTGCAATCTTCTCGAACTGGAATGAGCGTAAAGGCAAGGTAAGACAAAGAGCTAAGACTATTAATAGCGATGGAACTATCGAAAAGAGGTTTACATGGCAAGCTAGTAAAATAGAAGACGGTCAAGAGATCAACTTTAATCAATTAGATATTGCAATTAATCAAGGAGAACTAGTAGAAATTAGAGCTAAATCTGTTTCTGAGGCTGGATTCCCTGGTAACCCAATAATGTCTGATTGGTCAGAGCCAGTAACTATTTCATTCCCAGAAGAAGAAATCGATACAACCGATGTTGCTGCAGTAGTTCAAGTTAATACTGCTGAATTAGCTAAGGTACAAATTACAGAGGAGTTAACTGGACAAGGTGTATTCACTCACGTTAGTGATGCATTTACTGCAAATGAAAACTATTATGCTCACGTTGCAACTAATATTGCATCAGGGTTCTTATCTCCAGAACAAA